TCTTGGTGGATTAACTCTGATACTGGCGCACACATTTGTTTTTCTTGCGGGTTCAAGGGAAGCGTTACTTCTCTAATTGAATACGTTCAAGGCATTGATTACGAATCAGCTAAGGCTTGGATTGATACTGGCGTTGACTTGGGAAAGGCTTTAGATAGAGCCGTTAATAAAGAACCAGTGTTTAAGGAAGTACACGACATTTCTGAGGCAAACCTTGCGGCGTTTGTTGAACCGCCAGAAGATGCTTTGCGTTCTCGTGGCATAACTAGTAACGCGGCGCGTTACTACGGGATTCTTTGGGACCCCAACAAAAACTGTTGGGTGACGCCCATACGAAATCCTATTAACAACAAGCTTTGGGGTTGGCAGGAAAAGGGCGATAATCGCTATTTCCGCAATTACCCTACTGGGGTCAATAAGAGCATGGCTTTGTTTGGATACGGCCAGTACACCTCTGGTCCCATGGTAGTAGTCGAATCCCCGCTGGACGTGGCTCGTATGGGCTCTGTAGGGCTTGTAGGGGGTGTTTCTACCTTTGGTTCAGCCGTGTCCAAGAGTCAGGTAAACCTGCTTAGAGGCGCTGAGAGCGTCATATTTGCTATGGACAACGATAAGGCTGGTCGGGAGTCATCCAAGGCTCTCTTAGGCTGGAGTTTGCGCCTTGGCTTTGAGGCTCGTTTTTTTAACTATGACCACGTAGATGTCAAAGACATTGGCGGTATGAGCAAAGATGAGATATTTTTTGGCGTGGCAAATGCTCGTCACTCACTACACGGAGAGAAGGCTATTGGTTATGCATAAAGAATTTAGCGTTGGAACAAAGTGGATTAGTTTTGGGTATTCATTTAAGCGTTTTGGTATTGGGTTTAATATTGACAAATATCACATGGATATAGACCTTGTGTTTTTCTGGGTTGGAATTGAGTGGTGATAGTTGGACTCTCTGGGTACGCCCAGTCAGGCAAAGACACAGTTGCTCAAGTGCTTGTAGATAACTACGGGTTTAACCGCGTTTCTTTTGCCGACCCTATACGCAAGTTGTTATACGAAACTAATCCAATGTTAAAAGAAGGTTATAGAATTCAAGGGTTAATTGATGTATACGGGTGGGATAAAGTAAAAGTAGAGTATCCAGAAGCTAGACGTCTTCTTCAAGACCTTGGTGTTGGTGCAAGAAAAGTATTTGGCGATGATTTTTGGATTAAGCAGGCTTTAAAAAACGTAGACTACGGCAATTACGTTATTACCGACGTTCGGTTTAAAAATGAAGCCACCGCTATCTGGTCAATGCCAGCAGGAACTATATGGCGAGTAACACGTCCAGGAGTTACCGCTGTTAACGCCCACGTATCAGAGACTCAAATGGATGATTACCCTGTAGACCATTTTGTAAAAAACGATGGTGACGTTAAAGACTTGTGGGAAGAAGTGCTAATGCTTTGTCACCATATGGGTTTAGATGACGATAAGTTTATATGACGTTTAAAGGAACGTTACTTCCTTATCAACCTGATGCCGTTAACCTTATGTGTAAACGACAAAAGGTTCTGGTGGCCTATGACCTAGGACTTGGTAAGACTGTGCTTACTATTGCTGCTATTGAGCGGCTAATGGATAAGAATAAAATTAAAGAACCAGGCCTTGTTGTATGCCTAAGCAGTATTAAATATCAATGGCAGAACCAGATTGAAAAGTTTACTGAGGGAACCTCAAAGTCGCTGGTAATTGACGGCACTAAAGCAAAGCGTGAAAAGCAGTACGAAGAAGCCATGGACTGGGTTAACTCAGGGGTGGACTACATTATTATGAATTACGAACAAGTTGTTAACGATTGGGAGTTTGTAAAAAAACTTCCACGAGGCTTTGTAATCCTTGACGAAGCAACGGCCATTAAATCTTTTAAGTCTAAGCGCTCAAAACACGCAAAGCGGTTAGCCAATTCTCCTTTTAAGTTTGCTCTTACCGGAACCCCGATTGAAAACGGTAAGCCAGAAGAATTGTTTAGCATTATGCAGTTTGTAGATGACCAACTGTTAGGACGTTTTGATATTTTTGACAAAGCTTTTATTATTCGAAACAACTGGGGCGGGGTTGACCGGTACCGTAACTTGCCCACCTTGCACGAAAAACTAAAAGAAGCCTGTGTACGTAAATCACAAAAAGACCCTGACGTTGCCCCTTACCTTCCAGACGCTATTCATAAAGAACCAATTACTATTACCTTAGATAGAAGTTCAGCCAAGTTATACAACAAGATTTTGCAAGACTTGCTTAACGACCTAGACGAAGCCCAAAATTTATTTGGGTCTAATTTTAATATTTTTGCTCATTACGGACTTGAGTCTCAACGTGGTGGAGAGATGGACGAGCTTCGAGGAAAGATTATGGCCAAGGTAGGGTGCCTAAAGATGCTTTGTTCTCATCCAGACCTTATTCGTACTAGCGCGTCTAACTACGACATGATGACAGGTACGGGGTCAAAGTACGCCTACGAGATAGTTAAAGACGGCGCGTTGGACGGAGTAAACAACAGCCAAAAGTTTGACCTGTTGATTAACTACGTTAAAGACTTTATTGATGAGAATGAAGAAAACAAGGTAGTTATATTTGCTACTTATGTAGACATGCTGGAAAAGATTTCTACTGCTTTAGGTCCAGATATGTGCGTTACTTACTCGGGGCGTATTGATGCTAAGACCAAAGAAGATAACAAAATTGCGTTTAACACTCTTCCTAATATTCGCGCCTTTATATCTTCTGACGCTGGTGGGTACGGGGTTGATTTACCCGCGGCTAATTTACTGATTAATTATGACTTACCTTGGTCTGCAGGCTCTGCCACTCAACGAAATGGTCGTATTATGCGAGCCTCTTCAAAGTGGGCCACCATAGTTGTGCAAGACTTGTTAGTGGCTGGTTCTATTGAGATTAGACAGCACGAGATGTTGCAACATAAAAACGCTGTAGCCAGCGCTGTTATTGACGGCAAGGGTATAAATGAGGCTGGTGGGGTAGATATGAGCGTAGGCAGTTTAAGCGGGTTCCTGCGCCTATCTTCGGTATAATTTTCAGATGCCTAACGCACCTAAGACCCCTACGCGTACTATCCGCGTCCCAGATGACCTCTGGACTTCGGTTCAGAAGAAAGCTGCCCTTGAGAAGGTCACTGTGACCAGCATCATAATTAAAGCCCTTGAGGATTACCTAACCCCGCTTGACAGCTAAATAAATCTTCGACTATCTTTGGCCTCGAAAGGGGTTGGATATGTCTATAAACAAAGAAGATTTAACACGTAACGTCCAACAGTTCGTGTCGCTTAAGGATGAAATTAATCTCCTTACAAACCGTCAAAAAGATATCAAAACTCGTCTTATTGACCTACTTAAAGAATACGGCGAGGTTGACTCAAAAGGTCACATTGTCCTTGAGGTAGACGACAATGTAACTGGCGTTGATAAAATTACTCATCAACGAAAAGTTATTAAAAACCTTGATATGGATATTGCAGAAAAAATTATCCAAGAAAAAGGTTTAACAGAGCGTTGTGTCAAGATGGTTCCTACGTTAGATGAAGCAGAGATTATGGCTTCGTTCTATCGCGGTGAACTAACAGAAGCAGACATTGACGCTATGTTCCCTGAAAAAGTTATCTACGCCTTTATAGTTTAATATGGGACACATGGGTAATTCAAATAACGCTAAAGACTTTATTGAGTCTACTTTTGCTAGTTTGGATAACTTTTATCCAGGCAGTAAACGCAAACGCCGAGAAGATGTAAAGCCACAAAAAGTACAAGTTGAGTGGGACTCTAAACCAGTCGTTAAAACACTACCCAACGGAACTAGCGTGGAGATGTTTAGTCTTGGAGCGTTAGCAAATGCTTTAGGTCGCCCTATCATTACACTACGTGCGTGGATGGGCGAGGGTTACCTACCTACATCTCCTTACCGATTACCGTCAACAGTTGACAAAAACGGTAAGGAGGTACAAGGTAAGCGCTTGTACACAAGACCAATGATTGAGGTAACGGTAGAACTATTTGATAAGGCTGGCGTACTTACGGCAAAGCGTATAGAATGGTCTACTAACCGGCACCTCATAACTGAGATAGCCGAGGCTTGGGATAACATCCGAGCAACGGAAACAGAAAACAACTAAAACAAAGGAAAATATGTCAATCAATCGAGTTCCAAATGCAGACGAATACGTTTCAGAAGTTGAAGCGTTTGTAATCGAAGACCGCCCAGTTGCGGCTTCATCAACAGCAGTTCAATCAGGTTGGGATGCCGCTGAAAAATTAGCGGGCGCAACAGGCGACTTCCCAGTAGAACTAAAACTTGGAGAAGACTTTCAAGTTATTAAGTTCCTTGACCCAGATGGTCCCTTCGCAACATACAAGCAACACTTCCTACAGCAAAAAACTGTTGGTCGTCGTTCATACATTTCTCTTGGTGCTAACGACCCATTGTGCACCAAACTTAATAGCAAGCCTGAGGACAAGCGTGCGTTTACCGTCGTTAACCTCAGCGCTCCAGGCGGTCCACAGCGTCAGATGATGATTGCTACACCGCGTCTTTACAAGACATTACACGCTGCACATTTCTCACCGCAGGGCCCTTTGAACAAAAACTTTTGGGCACTTAGTCGCACAGGTAAGATGCAGCAAACTGTTTACCACCTAAATGCAATCAAGGGCCGAGACCTCCAAGAGGACTGGGGCATTGATGAAGCAGCAGCCGAAGCAGCAATCGCGCAAATGGCGTGTTATACCAAGGATGATATTAAAACTCATTCATGGGCAGAGTTGGAAGAAATTGCCAACTCATTGTTAGCTTAAGCAAACTAGCTG